CCTTCGAAAAACATACAAAGTGCTACGCACAGAATTATTTCATTAGGCATTAACTAAACCCCCACCAAATTAAAAATATAGGTATAATAATATGTTCAAAAATTTCATACAGACAGATAAAAACTAGAAGCCACGTAAAGAACACGCTGGTTTTAGATTTTAATGTTAAATACTTAAACATTCTTTCATGCCAGGTAGTAATTTGTTGTGTGAGTTTTAAAAGTTGATCTTTCATTAATCTGTTCCATTCCCATTAGCAAATGCTCTTTGCTTGTCTTTTAATTTTTCCACATCTCTTTGTAGCTTATCTACAGCTTTTTCTAAAGCTTTTATATTAACTTCGTTATGTAACATACCATCTACTCGTATTTGTAATTTATCAGATTGTTTGTAAAGTTCTTCGATAAGCATAAATTGTTCAGAATCAGCGGGGTAAGGATCCCAAAAGACCCCGGGGCCACTTCACGCGGAATTCCGAGTTCTCTATAAGATCCTTCTCCATAATTGTTAGTTGGGTTGAGTGTTGATTTAATTTTTCTTGGATTGTGAAAAATGCATATGTTCCCAAAGCTACCAGCGCGATGAGACTCGCTACCGTTTTCATCGGCATCTGAACTTTTGCTTCTTCTGATATTGTTAAAGAGTCCTTACTCATATTTATGTCCGGCTAGTTTTTCCCACTCTGGTTCTTTATTTTTTGGGAAATAAGGTGTATAACCTTGTTCTTCAGCTTTCTCATCATCTTCACCAACGAGTGAGATAACTTCTGGAATATAATGTTTAAGCATGTTTTCAACACCACGATGCAATGTCACTTTAGACATGGCACAACCACTACAACTTCCAGATAATAGAAGTCTCACAACCCCTCTATGAAAACTAATAAATTTAATTTCACCTTTATGAGCTGCAACAGAAGGCGTAATTTTATCTTTTAAAACTGTTTCTATTTCCTTTACAATATCTTGATGCGTTCTCATTGTTCTTCTTCTTTCATTTGTTCTAACTCGTTATATGTTTTAGTTGGATTTGCTACAGCTAATTCGTGAATGCTTTTTGTTTGGCAGCACTCTCCTGAATCCTCTTTTTCTTTAGTATGTGTATTACAACATTTTGTTTTGTCTATTGACATGATTCACATTCCCCAGTGTCGTCAATTATTACTCCACCCTCATTTTCTAGAACACTTTCTGCCTCACTATTACATTCACATTTGTTACAAGTACAAGGCCCGTATACATCCTCATGCTCCTGCTTGTTACAATGACAATGACAATTACAATTTTTACAGTTACTCATCTTTTTTTTGTATCAAACCTATCATCTCAAAATACCTTTTTAAGAGACGAACCTTAAATCTAATCCAGATTTTCTTAAATTTTTTCATAAGAAATCCTCCCTCTGGTTATTTCTTTTTTTTAGCGCAACTTTGTGTAAAAGATTGTACTAGAAAATTAAAGCTAGAACAGCAATGATTACAACAACACTTACTATAACTGTTTTTTTATGTTGTGTAGCTGTTTTTAGCCAATCTTTTGGTGTTTTTCCATATATTATCATTTTATGTTACCCCAATTTGTACCGCACTCATAGTCTATTTTATTTGGAACTTCAAGTGTAACGGCATTTTCCATTATTTGTTTTATTTTGTTCGCTTTTATATCATTTTCTACGGAGATATCCAACTCATCATGTACCTGAATATGTGGTGTAATTCCTTCGTTATAAAGCTCCAACATAGCTTTTTTAGTCATGTCCGCAGCTGATCCTTGTATTAATCTATTTAAAGCTTTGTAAGTATAAGCACGTTTAATCCCCGGTCCGTGTTCCCTGAGTGCTTCTTCATGTGTCAAGGCTTTATGAATTCCAAATTGTGCTGGTTCCCATAGAGGGAAGCGACAAACACGACCCAAGAGCGTCCGGATTCTACCTGATTCTTGTGCTCTTTTCATTACAGCGTTCATTAATTGTTTGACAAATGGAACTTGTGAATGATATTTTTTAAATAATTCATCGGCCTTATCTTTACTAACTCCTAGTTCTGCTTGTAATTTAGTTTTTCCCATACCATAAAATAAACCAAGATTAATTGTTTTTGCTTGAAGTCTTGGTATGTCCGCTATTTCAGCTACAATACTATGGAAGTCTGCATCGCCATCATTATATTCTTCTATAATTTCATTAACTCCGTATAAGTTTTGTAATGCTGCATAATGTACAACGAGTCGTGGTTCCTGTTGATTGTAATCAAAAACACCCCATACACAGTCTTTTTCTGGTAAAAATAAAGATCTAATCATAGGTCCTAGTACTTTATCTCTCGCTGGAATCTGCTGTAAATTTGGATTACTGTAGGAAAATCTTCCTGTTACGGTTCCTCCATTATCAGATCTCAGTTGATTTATTTCAGAATATATTCTCCCCTTGTGGGAATGTTTGATTATGGTATCAATGAAGGTGGTATGGGCCTTATTTATTTCACGAGCCCGGGCTATTTGTTTCACCAGTGGGTGGGGGTGATTCTGTAAAAAGTTTTTTGTAAATGATGGGGAATTTGTTTTTTCAGTGCGGTCAAATTGTAGGTGGAGTTTTTCAAAAACTCGAGCAATACTGCGTGCTGCCCATATTTGGGTTTCTACTCCTGTTTCTTTTTTTACTTCTTGTAAGCATAATTTTTCTTCTTTACTTAACTGTTTTTTTAATTTGTGCGCCTTTTCAATATCTACACGAACGCCTAAAAAACGCATGTCGACCAGACAAGGAAAAAGATCAGTTTCTAGATTAAAAATAGATTGAAGATCCTGATTGAGTATTTCTTTTTTTAAATACTTCCATAGGTCTAAAGTTATTTCTGCATCCTTTTCTGCATAAGCTCCAACATACATAGCCGGAAGTTTGTACATTTCGGCTTTAGGATCTACTCCCCAGTCTTTTGCTGCTATATAAAGTGCAGCTTCATCTTTTCCTTTACCAATATATTCTCGTGCACAACTGTTAAGATCATATCTTCGTCTATTTTCATCAACTAATGCTGTTGCAATCATTGTATCTACAATAGGTCCATTGACCATAATTCCTTCAGCTCTAAGCCAAGAAACGTCATACATAGCATTATGAAAAATTTTAATAACATCGCTTTTTAGAATGGTTCTAAAGTAATTTAACACTTTCTTTTTATCCATATTACCACCTCCTTCATGAGCAATTGGATAATAGGCAGACCACCCCTCTACAGCTATAGCAATTCCTGTAATACATCCATTTTTAGTAGGGGAACCTGAACCCATTTTAACTAGATCAGGATCTTTAGTTTCTAAATCGATAGCTATTTCTTTATATTTAGATAAATCTGGAAAATCTTCTGGAGGTAGCCATTCAGTTTGTGGTGTAAATAAAGGTTGTTGTATCATATTTGTTTTGCTTTCCATTTTTTATATCCTTGAAGCCATGATTCTTTTTTTTCTTCTTTTTCAGGATAGTCTCTTTCAATAATCATTTCACAATAGTGTATAGCTTTTAATAAATCTTGTTTGCCATCTTTATAAGGATGACGACAAACATATTTAATAATATTACCTTCAGCAAATAACATTTTGTTCTGATGAACAAATTCACTTGGTTGAATTTTCATTTTTTTATAATGTCTTCCTCCAATCTGTTTTTCCCAAATGCTCATATTCTGTATCCTCTATAATTATCTTTTGGCCTAATTATGTGCAATGTTTCTTTAGTTCGTGTTGCTCCTACATAAAATAATCTTTCTTCATCATCAGGATTAGATTCATATCCTTTTAATGTATTTTCTGTAAGGTCAGTTAATAAAACCACATTCTCACATTCGCCACCTTTAGCTCCGTGTATAGTTGATAAATTAATTCTAGGGTCCTTGTTTAATTTTTCGCCGTGAGTTTTCATAGATCTTATATATTCTACTCTTTTATAGGGAGCATCATCAAAAGCTTCATACCAAACTTTATCAGTTTTTAAACCATAGTCTTTTTTTAATTGATCTATACTATAAAAAGATTCTTTC